CCTAGCGGCGCGCCCGCTAGTACGTGGTCTGATACAGATAATGAAATCCGATACGAAACGGACTGTGCACTATATGTGCATTACCACGTTACAACGGCAACCCCGAGCGTTGAAATAAGATGAATCATGTCTCCAAAGAGGGCGCACCTGCCGCGGAACACGGTGCTTTGGGGCCAGCGAGATCTGGTCATGTGAATCGTCGAAAAGGGATGGCAGCCCCTTCTAAAGGCCAAAGACGCTTGCCTTCATCGGCCGGCAGCTCACAGGAACCACGTAAGGAACGTGGAGGCGAAAAGCACGCACGCAATCGCCAGATTTCTGTGGAGACTAATAACTATCACCTCACCGAAGCGTACCGGCGTGCGGTGGGGTCAGGTTTTAAGTCTCAGGGTGCACTCGAGCGGTTTAACCAGTGGGTGACCGCTAACGCCGGTAGCATTGATCCACAATACGTCGTAGTTTGTGGACATTGCGGGGGTGCTGACCTGGTGCTGTGTGAGCACTTCGTCAACCAGAAGAGTGAGAACAAAGAACAGGACGGTGCCTTGGTGATCCAAGCACCCATCCGTACTCACCATTTCTGGACGTTCCAACTCATCGATGGCATCAAAAAGATGCTAGTCTGGCCAAAGTTCGATTTTGACAGCCAGAACAACAAGTATCTCGGCGGGTTCGAGAACTGTGACATCGATGATGAGAACATCATCCCGGACCTTTACAACCACATAAAGGTGAGGATGCAGACCTCTTACCAAGTGAACGGTAAAGAGGATCGTGCCCTTCGACTCGCGCATTGTCAGCGGATAATGCATAAGTGGGTAGAGTCGAAGAAAATGAATCTCGACAATGACACGGTGCTGACAAACCGTGCCATGTTCACTGTCCAGCGCGTTTGCGACAATGCCGAAAATCAGGTGCTGTACGCCGCCACAGACCCCACGGCGAATTTTCTTCTAGCCCGTCTTCCATCGCTAAGGGGTCTTTGGCGAGCGCTGTTTGCTGCCTTGGTCTATGTGATCATCAGCAAAATCATGATGGCTTATGTCGTGCCATACATGATTGTTCTCGGCACCAAGTACATCTTACCAGGTGCTGTGGGAACGTGGCTCAACCTTTTCGTTTTGAGCCTGGAAGCTTTGCTCAGTGGAAGCAAGCTATTGTGTTGGGGCCTAGTAGTCTATCCGTTCAGCGGGATAGGTGTGCCGGTCGTCCTTACCATCGCTTTGTTGACCTTCCTTTGGTCGACAAGCAGGACACAATAGTTTACGGAAACTGTTCGTGCAACCAGTTGGTTAGTTTCTCCAACCGATATTTAAAAGAAACACCGTCACCAAAACATCTCGATCGCGATTTGCTGGATCGCATCATAAAGAGTTTGGTGAACGACATAAAGCTGAATCTCAACAGCCAAGCCGACTTCGAACCTCTGCCCTTCATCTTGTCAAAGAAAGGGCCATTGAGGTCGCGCTACCTGAACGCGCACAATAAGAACGTGCGTCGTGGAGTACCCCTCCGTGAAATCTCGGACATTGGGGCGTTTGTGAAGAACGAACGCTATTTCGAAGAAAAATCACCAAGAATGATCATGGGTAGAAATCCTCGTTTCAACATGTTGTATGCACGATTCATCGAACCAGTTGAGCGTGCATTTTTCAAGTTGGAACAGGTTGCTAACGCCTGTGATTATTACAAATGTGGACAAAAGTTCACGAATCTCGTTGGTCAATGGTTCTTCGAAAACGATATGTCAAAGTTTGAAGCATCGCAGCGCTGGGAAACTTTGCGGTTAGAATATCTGGTATATTCACTGCTTTTCCCATCTGACAAACAGGACCTTGATGTCTTGTTTGCCGCTAAGATGCTCAAACACGGACGAACTACCGCTGGTGTCAAATTTATGTTTGATTACTGTCGGGGTTCAGGGGACATGGACACTGGGTTAGGCAATGGTATATTGAATTACATTGCCACAACCTACTTCCAGGCAGTGAATTTCTGCCCACGACGTGAACGGTGCCGTTTGGGAGTGTGTTGCGAGGGGTGTGTCACGGGGAAATTCGTCATCAAGGGAGACGATTCCTACGGTTGCATGCCGGTCAACGCTGCATACATCAATACTTACGAGTATTTTGGTTTTGATGCCAAATTGATAATAAAGAAGATGCCCCATGAAGTGGAATTCTGTTCGGGGCATTTCGTTCGTCAAGCGGATGGCACGTATTATTATGTGCAGAAGCTTAGGAAGTTATTAACTTCCATAGAGACGGTTATCAATGACGACATCACCACCAAAGGTCACGCTGCGCATTATTATCGCAGCTTAGGACTGATGTATAAGAAATTGTATGCTGGTATTCCAGTGTATGAGGACTTGGCAGATTATCTCATGACCGCATGCAAACACGGGTTGAACCTCAACCTGACCCGTGACACATCTTATGGCTTGACAGAAGCTTTCGAGCATTTCGAGCGACAGGCGAATGTCTCTGATCAGACACTGGTCGACATTTCCCTAGTCAACGATATGAGTTTTGCAGAACTTGATGCCTTGTGCAGAAGTTTCCGCATGCAAACGCTGGTCCTTCCAGATACTCAATATCGGAAATGTAATACGAAAGCGCGGGCGACAAAAGATCAGCTCGCGACGTTTGAAGTGGAGTACTGGTCCGTGTATAGCAGCATGGATCAAGCAACGCTCCACTCACGTCAAAAGAAGTTCTTGACAAAGTTAAGATCGCTACGACATTGGCGAACACGTTTGGTCAGAACAGTGCAATAGAACGCACAAGTCGGAGGGTTTATAATATCCGACTATAAAACACCTATGCCATGTTATGGCAAGACGGGCG